ACTCCAGGATTTGCATACCCCGCTGATCTCGCTGCCGATGTCTGCGTCATATCCTTGTGCATGAAGTTGTTAAGAAAATCTTGCTGCTTGTCAGTCAGTCTTTTCCATCCCGCTAATCTTTGTTCTTTCGTTAAATTCTGTGCTACCTTTGGCATCGTATTTTATCTCCATTTCGTTACCAGTTAATAGGGTTAGGTGGTCGGTTTACTTACCGACCCCTAAACCCCCCTTTAGGGGGGAAGTTCGGTAAGTTGGTAAGTAGCTTTAAAATCAATGACTTACGACCTAAAACTAACTTACCGTGACAAGAAGTAACCTCCGTAAGTTGCTTCAAAAAACCGAACAATTTCAATGACTTACTACTTACCGACATTTTTACTTACCGAGTAAGTTGGTAAGTGGTAAGTAAATCACTCATAAAGCACCACAATTTTAGGATCATTTGTGGGTTTATAGAACGTACCATTTAGGGTGCAAACATAGCCTAAATATCGCATCATTTGATCGTAATTTCTATAGCATTCAGGACATGAATATATATCATACGAACAATTCATGTGATGCAGAACAGAGTGATCCAATTGTTGAGCAATACCTTTTTCTGTTGCGCAGCCAAGACAAATTGTTCGGTTATTCATCACCAGTTCCATTCCTAGAATAATTTTTTCTTGGCAATTTGCACACTTTGTTTGTTTTCTTTTAGTCATTTAAACCTCCTGACTCACGCTTTGTGTTTCCATTTCTCTGTGTAAAGTAGTGTAGTCACGCCTTTTGGCTATGTTCTCCCATTGTTTCACGGCTTGATCGTAGTTATCAGCTTCTATTTCAACCATGTAATACTTTGTTTCCTTACAATGGATAACAAACTTTTGTTTTGGTTCTCGTCTAATCATTACGCTCCCTCGAAACAACCAGCCATAATTTGATGATCTATTGGTTCTTCGCCAAAGTTATCAAATATAGCATCTTCGATTAACAGTTCGCTTTTAGGTATATCTGCACGACATTGTTCTATGTTATCGTATTGTACTTGGCTTTGGTGCATGACACACCTTTGTTCGCCACCTTCGTAACGACTGCCCTCTACCCATACGACACATATTAGCACAAACATTTTAACCATTTTCTTTTTCCTCTTCTCTGCAACGATCACATTGATCTTTAGGATGAGGCGGTTCTTCTGCCCAAAACATTTCGTTACAATCTATACATTCATATTCGCCCATTTACCTCTCCATATTTCTATTTTGAATTGTAGACGTAGATATTCTTTTAACTCTACCTATGCCCTTATCTCTATCGGCATGAGGATGATCTTCAAATCGTTCATTCTCTCCTAATTCTTCTCTTGTTTTCTTTTTGTTTCTTTTTTTAATTTCAAGAAATATGTCAAGAAGAGAATCTCTTATTCTTTGATTTGTTTTATCGCCTCGTCTGCCTTTTACCATTCTTTTATCTTGTCCAATAACCGAACAATTTTATCCATAAAGCCACTCTTATACGGAGTAGCTCTTTGGATATGTAGTCTAATTAATTTAGGATTAAGCAATTTCTCTCTCCTCATCTCTATGGCATGGATTCCATTTATGTTGGATTTCCTCGATTTCATCTTGGCTAACACCGTATGAACGTAGTGCTTTAGCCATGACCCGATCCGCAGTATCTGTCCATACAATCGTATGCAACATTGCCCAAATCCATGCACCAATTTCTTTCTCCTTTGTTGTGTTATTACGAGATTGATTACCGCCAAGTATATGACCGATTTCATGTAATGCAGACACATAGTAGCCCGTATTCTTAGTCGGTCTAATAGTTATATGTCGCCTAGATGGAATAGCTGAATACCTAGCAACAGTTTCTGTTAACGATTGATAGCTTACAGTTATATTTTCAACTGCACATAATTCCTGGATATGCAATGCCATATCTATTCTTTTAATTAATGTCATGGTTGCAACCTCTGAAAGTTAAGTTCTTGTTGAAATTCATTTAGCAAATCTTTTGCATGATCTACATATATGTCAGTACCAAACTTCATCTTGACTTGCTTTAACACCTGCTCGTTTGTGTAGTCTTGCAACTGCTCACCTACGAACAATTCTACTTCAAGTAGTTTGTCAGATAGTTTACTCATCTTAATTTCCTTCCTTTGCTAGTTAAGATAGTTCTATATAGCGACTATAGCATTCAATGCTACCATGTTGTCAACAAAAAATTATTCTTTTTTTGTTTTCCAAAAATATTCGTCAGTATCGCCTAGCCTTGTGTTGTTGCCATTCTCAACTTGATATACAACTGTGCTAACTTTAAAGTCGGGCATCTTAGGCTTTTCAGGAGTCAAACTATTATCATATATTCTCATTCTATTGTTCGGATATAAACAATATTGTCCATTATGTAGTTCTAAAAGATTAAATGATTTATGTTCGTCAGGCGTTTCACTGGTGCTATAATCAATTACATCAGGCTGATTATGATAATTATCTAATGTGCATATATATGTGCCTTTAACGATACCAAAATCTCTTGTTAACACTTCAAAATCCATGCTGCCAATAAATTGTTTATGTATAGCTGTGATGTTATAATCCATACAATTCCAAAATTGCAGGTTAGGTAGATCCAAATCTAATTTAGGGATCACTGGTTCTGATAAGAACGCTGATATGGGCAGCTTATCAAACATAGCTCCATATTCAGGTAGATACGTTTCAAAGTAAAAAGCTCGACCCGCCATAGACTTTGCTGTAACCCATACACCCTCTACAAATTCTCCATGTCCATCTTGTAAATCTCTAAGATATTCTTTTCTAACCCAAACTTTTTCTGCTGGTAAATTACATATAAGCTCAGACATTATATAATCTCATCAGCAATACAACTGGCTGTAGCATGCCCAGACCTGTTCGGTACTTTTGATACTTTACCGTATAATTGTTCGGTTGCAGCTCTGGGATCATCCTGTGTTGACCAGTCATCATTGTCAAAAGTACAAGCATTTTTCTTTTGTAGCTCTTTGAATATTTGACGAACCTCTGTGTTTCCCGCTTGCCTGTCAGACTTACAACGCACACAGAGCTTTGCTTTCTCGTACTTTGTCATCTGTATGTATATACCGCAATCAGTACATTGTTGATTCATTTACATCTCCTTTTTTAAAGTAACTATTTTCTGGAACGCACACCCAACAACGCCAGTTCCAACCTCCATCAATTGAATACGAAGCATTGTCTTTTCCACAAACCGAACATTTGTGTGGTTTTGTTTTAACTTCAGCCACTGGCTGCCAAGTTCTGCGCCTGTCGTTTTCACTCATTGTCTTTCCTCCATTTTTCGTACAAAGCATTCATTGGCACGTCTCTTTTAAGATACGGGTAAACCCGAACAATTTGACATTTCAATAAATCCTTCAGCTTTTTCTTATCTCCGAATGTTAGAAAATATTTTAACTTTCTGCTACCTTTTTCAAATAAATATCCTCTATTAATAAAACTTTGCTTCTGTTCTTGGCTTGTAACGCCCAGTTTATTGGCGTATTTGTGTATCAGCTTTGGATCAACACGCTTGCCATCTGGTCTAATTAAATAATTAACTGGAGATGTAAATCCATAAAACTGCCAGTTCGTAGCCTGATATAATGTTCCGATCTCTCCCGCTTCAGGATCAGAATAAGCAATAACGAAGTTATATCCTTTTTTAATTAAATATTTTTTAGCCTGACCAATCATCCAACTGCCTGAATGTGGGTGAGCGTGACTGGCGCAAGCTCCTCTGACTAACACAATGCCTAAATGTTTGTTATCATCTCCGAACAATTCTGACAAAGCTCCTGTTCCAGCAGTCAAACCAAAACACATAACACCAACTAAATCATCATCACAGAACATACCTAGACTAAACTTTGTAGTTCCCATAGTACCCAGCCACTCATATTTTAGTATAAAATTTTGAGCCATTTTAAATGGTATTTCGTGCATTACAGCGTTTTTTATATTTGATCTCGGTCTATTGTCGTCCAGACTTTTTCGCAACTGGTATTGAAAACAAACCTCATCAAACTTTTTACCCCTGTATCCAACTGACCTGTTAGCCATTTTGTAACCTGTACGACTGTTCCACAGATTTACATGATTAAACAAATCAAACTGCATTATAAGTTCTCTGTTGCTGTACTAGCCTCATATTCGCCTCTACTCATGTCTCCATCTGTAGTTCCAAGCCACTTACGACCACCTGACCGACTGAATGAATACTTTCCGATCCTACCTTCTGCAAGTAATTCCCGAACAATTCCATCAACCATTCTTTGTGTGCAGTTATCCAAAGTTCTTGGTGCATCAGGATCAGCACTCATACGTTGCAATATTGCATCAGCTCCTGACTGCTGTGTTAAAGCTCTACCTTCCCGCTCACATGTTGCGATCCAAGCAAACATAGCATCTTTCTTTATCTCCCGATTGCTTCCAGAGTGTAGTCTTGATATGTCTTCCGATCTATCTTCGAGTAATCCAGAATACATATCCCGAACAAAATGCCTTATGTCACGCCTTGCGGGTCCGTTTGACTTAACAACTGCACCGTCAAAGCATCTGTTTCTTTGATACTCGATACCTAAATCCTGGCAACGCCTTCGACCAGTAGCCTCATCCACTTGCCATATAGCAAACGCACAACGTACACCATCAACTAATGCTGACGTACCTCTAATCATATTTCTTGCTTGTTCGGGAGATGCAACTGCCACATCATCTTTTATCTTTGTCATATGATGACACATCATCACTGAAGCTCCAGTTTCTGTAGCTACTTGTGCCAGTAATCCCGTTAGAGCTGCTCCTGCTGCTGGATCAGAGTTTACATCTGCATGAACGAATGATGCTAACGGATCAAACACGATTAACTTCAAGTTATTCATTTGTATAATTTGTTCGTATATCTTTTCAAACTCAACACTGGTCTTGTATCCATCACTGGTCTCCTGAAGTATTGGGAATACACCACCAACATTAGGAAGAGATACAATTCTGATCTCATGTTCATAGTCAAAACGAGAATTGTTCGGGTCTAAACGATCAATTCTCCTGTGCATTTCGCCCTCATCATCTTCTGCTGTAAAGATAATTGTATTGCCAAACTCTGTAATATTATCTCCAAAGGCACTTGTCATAGGCTGACCACTTGATACCTTCATTGCTAAATCAAGTGTCATCATACCTTTACCAGCATCACCAGCCGCTGAAAATATAATTGGTACACCTAATGGTAATGTATCTCCGATTAAAAACTTTTGTTCAGGAGCTTGACCCTGAAACCTTTTAATCAATAGACTTTCGTCTAGTAAGTTAATTGTTTTCTTTACATGCTTTATTGTTGTGTTGAGAAAGTTACCAATGTCAAAGCTCTCTGCCAAAGCATCTGCTGCATCCCATCTCTCAGGTTTACCCGCTGGTGGAGTTAACATTGTTACCGATCTAGCACCCGCATTCATGGCTAAATCTTGCACGAGTTCAGCAACTTTTTTACCTGCGGTATCGTTGTCGGGCCATATCGTTAACTCTTTGCCATGCAACGGTGAGAAGTCAAACTGACTAGCTGACTTACGAGATAGCATACCCGCTCCGCCCATAGTACATGTAGCTGTAAAACCTAGTTCATTAAGAGCATCAGCACACTTCTCACCCTCTACCCAGATAACCTTATCTGAAGCAGAAATGTTCGGTATATTATATAACGGTCTGACATCAGGCATTTTAGGATATGGATTAGTACCAGTAAACTGACGAAACTCTTTCTTAGGCTTGCCGTGATCGTCCATCACAGGATTACCAGCACCGTCTCTCATATTGTAACGCCTGACCATACACAATACTTCACCATCAGAATTTAAGTACAAATGTTCGGTATCATATGGCGTATGAACAGTTATCTGCTGACGCAAAGATGGATTTATAACTGGTGGAGGAGCTTCCTGATCTCTAACAAAACTTGGCGAATCGTCCAGATAGTTTCCGAACAATTCTTTAATTTCAGGAAGGCGCATACCACGACCTTCCATTAATATTTTTACAATACCTCCGATACCTGACGCACCATTAAAGTCTTGACCCTTCATAAAATATGGTGATCTAGGATTTATATCTATCTTTAATGATTGCCCAGCTTCTCCTGATAATGATCCGATAGAGAATTGATCCCCACGAATTACACCGTTTGGATA